TCCAACGCGAAGCCGCTGGCTGCGTGGAAGCAATTGGTCCTCAGGTCCAGGTCACCAGCGGTGACGTCTCCGTGGTCTACCAGGGTGACGTGATCCTGGGTCGTCTCGCCATGGGCGCTGACTACCTGAACCCTGCTTGTGCAGTGGAACTGTTTGCTGGCACTGCTACCGCACCTGCCGCATTCTGATTTATTCAATTATATAGGGATCCTTCGGGGTCCCTTTTTTTTATTTATATGGCTTTTCCTACCACTAATTCGCAGCAAGAGCTGCCTGCTGTCAATCAAATCTTGCAGTCGTGTGGTCAAGCGCCTGTGACTACCCTAGACCAAACCAACCCGGACGTTGCGATTGCCTATCAGACTTTGCTTGAAGTCTCAAGGGAAGTACAGGCCGAGGGATGGACATTTAACAAAGAGGGTCATTATAAAATGGCTCGTAATACCGACAACGAAATTGTCATTCCTAATAATATCCTACAAATTGACGCTACAACTAACGCAGCCAATGTTGAGTTGGACTTGATCCGACGCAACGGAAAACTCTACGATAAAGCTCATCATACTTATACATTTACGCAAGATGTTGAGTGTGACATCCTCTGGTTGTTCGACTGGGTTGACTTGCCAAGACCTATTGCAGATTTTATTACTGCACGAGCTGCGTCTATCACGTCTAGTCGTATTGTAGGTGATACTAATCAATACCAAATTCTACAGCAAAAAGAAGCATTCACTCGCGCTATGGCTATGGAGTATGAGTGCAATCAAGGTGATTATACGTACTTCGGTCATTCTGGAGAAACCAATCGTTACCTGAGTTATCAACCTTACCAAGCTCTTTATCGTTAAATGCCAGCAGTCACACAGCGGATCGGTAGCTACCTTGGTGGCGTATCCAAACAATCAGATGATAAAATGCTCCCAGGTCAGGTCCGTGAGTGTTATAACGGATTTCCTGATGCTACATATGGACTTACTAAGCGACCTGGGTTCGAACACTTAATAAATTTAGGTACTGGATCTACTTACGATGACGGCAAATGGTTCTACATTAAACGTGATAATGATGAAGAATACGTTGGCGTAATCAAAGGTACTGATATTGATATCTGGAATGCAGTAACTGGAAATGCTTGTACTGTTACTTTTCCAGATGGAACTGGTTACCTAGACGGGACTAAAAACGACTACAAACTAATCACAGTACAAGACACTACTATCGTTATCAACAGCAAAGATAACGTTAGTGCTGATAGTGCAGTGACAAATTCAAACTATACGCCTGCCCGTACAGTTTCTATTTTGATGACTGAAGCTGTTGTCTCTGGCAACGTCTATACAGTTGACATTACTATCAACAGCACTAAGCAGACTGTAACCCATACTGCAACTTCTACCGACACTGCCAGCACTGTTCTTAACGCTATCAAAACTGATATTGAAGCTTTAACAGGTGACCATGCAAGTATTACAGTTAGAAGGGTTGCTAATGAACTAGAGCTGACGCATTCTATTGACATGGACGTCCATGCAGAAGGTGGTCTCACAAATCTAGGATTACTTGCTGTAGGCTTTAGTGTCGATAGTCCTGACGATCTCCCTGTACAAGCAAGTCATGGTCGTATATTCAAGATTATCCTGACTGGTGCTAACGAAAGTGATTACTGGGTGAAGTTTGTAGCTGATGATGGTGTGTCAGGGGAAGGTTATTGGCAAGAAACACTAGATCCTACAGTGTCTCTTGGTCTTGATAACTCGACCATGCCACATGAACTTGTCAACACAGCCACTGATACCTTTGTATTTAGGGAAATCAATTATGTTGATAGGGTAGCCGGGGATGATGATACCAACCCACAACCAAGCTTTGTTGGTAGTAAAATTACTGGCGGGTTCTTTCACAACAACCGTTTAGGGTTTGTTTCTGGTGAGAATGTTGCCATGAGTAGGTCTGGTGATTTCTACAACTTTTTCTTCACCACTGCTCAGACTATTCTAGATGATGATCCTGTTGACATCAGCTGCTCATCAATTAGGCCTACAAGCTTGAAGTTTGTGTTGCCTACACCACAAGGTGTTGTACTGTTTTCCGAAAACCAGCAGTTTATTTTATTCTCCGATACTGGTGTCCTAACTCCATCTAGTGCTACTATTGTTAGTATCTCTAATTTTGAGATGGATAAAAATATAGAGCCAGTTGAAGTTGGTACTCAAATTAACTTTATCTCCAAGACACCAGGCTATTCACGTGTGTTTGGCATGGTTACACGTGGTCAGCAGGAAAACCCACAGATCTTAGATATTTCTAAAGTTGTTAAGGAATGGATTTCACCAGACATTGATTTGTTGATTTCTAGTCCTCAAAACTCTTTGATTGCTATGAGTGGTCAAAGTTTGAATGAGGTGTTCTTGTATCGTTACTACAACGACGGTGAAAAGAATTTGATGCAAGCGTGGGTCAGTTGGTTGATGCCTGGAACCGTACAGTTCCTTGCAACCAATTCTGACGAGATGTATGCAGTTACAAAGCAAGGCAGTCAATTCACTTTGCTAAAAGCTGAGCTTAGTCAAAGCCCTGAGCAAGCAATCATTGTCAACAGTGAAGGTGAGAAAGTCAACCCTTCTGTTGATCTCTACAAAAACATCTCATCTAGTGCTGTCGTGTTTGACTCTACTAACAACAGGACTAAATGCTACATCCCATATAATGATGTCTCAAGCTTGACTCCTGTGTTAGTCATCAAAGGTAATACAAGTAGTGGCACTTTTGTTGAGTCTGGTTTTACTATCACACCTGAACGTGGTTCAGATACTAATGGTCCTAACTCTCCTGCGACTGAAACTTTCTTTATTGTTCCCAATAAGAACTTGACTGGAAGTGGTGAAGATGCACTAGATGTTGCTGGTGATGTAATTGTTGGATTTAAATATAATTTTGATGTAGAGCTACCTCGTACATACTACCGACCTGACAATAGAATTACAGATTTTACAGCTAATCTAACTATTGCTAGGATGAAGTTCTCCGTTGGTTTGTCTGGTATCATGAGCTTCAAACTTAAGCAAAAAGGAAGACTTCCATATAGTGTGGAGTTCACTGGCGATGGTTCTACAACAACTTTTACATTCAACAAAGAAGATCTTAACTACAATGAAAGGTCTGATGTCAAGGTTTCTGTAAATGGTGTAAATGAAACAGGGTTTAGTTTTACTAATGACACTACTATTGTCTTTACCACTGCACCTGCTAATAACGCTAAAATTCTTTTCTTAGTAGAAGAATGGTTTGATGCCCAGCCTATTCAGGATGCAGACTTGTATTTAGCCAACGACGTACCCCTAAGCAATCAAACAGTATTTACATTACCTATCCATCAACGTACTGAAAACTTTACAGTCAAAATGTTCAACAACTCACCTTTTCCAGTTGCTATCAATTCTATGATGTGGGAAGGAAAGTATACACCACGATTCTATAGGAGAGCTTGATGTTTAATCCAAAAGAAAATATACTTGACAAACAACTAACAGAATCTGGTAAAGAGCTTCAAATCCTTGATTTTGTTGCTGATGTCGTTACTGGTGGTGCACACAGCCGTAATAAGCAAGCCCAAAAGCAAGCAGACGAGCAAAATAGAGCAGCCGATGCTGCTTACAAATTTGAAGGTGAGGAACTCCAGCGGGGCTACGAATACTCCAAAGAATCTCTTGAAATCCAAAAAAGGAATACTGAAGCCAACATTTCTTTTCAAGAGAAACAGCTTAAGCAACAGTACGATTATGGAATGGGTATTCGTGCCTATGAATATAATCAAGAGCTTCGTGCTTATGATCAAAGTTTTTCTGAATACACACAGCAAACAAGCTTCAACACTACAGCTGAAGAGTTTGCCTTACAACAACAAGATCGTTATCTTCTAGAACAGCAAATCGACCTTGCATTAGATGAAGATCAAACGTATCTTCAATATGCTACAGCTACACGTGGCCTGCAGTTGCAAAAACAAAAAGCTGTCAAAGCTGCAGAAAAAACCATGCGGGATACAGGTCTAGAAGAGCTTAAGGCTGCTGGTGCTGCTCGTGCACGGGGTCAAGCTGGTCGTAGTCAAGCTAAAGTCCTTCAATCTATTACTGCAGAATACGACCGTAGAGAAAGTGATTTGATTGATACTTTGATGTTAGATGTTGGAGGTATTGATCTTGAGCTTATGTCGAAAAAAATGCAGTTAGATATAGATCAATTTGCGATTGAAATGACTTCAAATAATCTACTTGCTGCAGATCAATTTAGCCGTAAACAGATTGCAATGCAAAGAAGGCAGGCTGACATGCAAGCTGAAGCTACTTTGATGTTGAAACCTGAACAAGTACCCCCACTGCCTAAACCAATCGCACTGCCACGTCCTGAGTATCAAGAGGTTTACGAACCGAGGCAAGGTCCCGAAGGTGCCAAAGTTATTCCTATGAAAGAAAATATAGGTGCTGCTATTGCTGTGCAAGCAATTAAAGCTGCTACTTTTGTTGCTGGAGGA